AAGTCAACTGGATACGGCAACAAAAACACAAATTAAACTTCCAAAGACTGAGACAGAACTAGAAGCTTGGTCGCAAGAATACCCAGATGTAGCTGCTATTATTGAAACCATTGCGATTAAAAAGTCAAAGGAACAATCTAAAGACTTAGAAAAGCGCATGGATGAAATTAACCAGCTACAGTCTACTGCCAAGCGAGAGAAGGCAGAAGCAGAGTTGCTTTCCTTGCACCCTGATTTTGAGGAAATTAGAGCTACTGACGACTTTCATAACTGGGCAGAAGCACAGCCAAAGTGGGTACAAGATGCTTTATATGAAAATGAAACCGATGCTCGATCTGCCGCTAGAGCCATTGATTTGTACAAGGTAGACCAAGGCAATCAAAGTTCATCTAAAACGAACACTAAGAAAGCTAATACGAAGGATGCCGCAAGAGCCGTAAATACAAAAGCAGCTAAGGCCGCTCCTGAAACAAGCACAGATAGTGGCAAATGGAAAGAATCTACTGTGGAGGGAATGTCCTCTCAGCAATATGAAAAACATGCAGAGTCGATAATGGAAGCAATTCGCTCTGGTGAGTTTATCTACGATATTTCAGGAAGTGCAAGATAACTACATTTTTTCCTTGACTTTTTTAATATTTTAGGTAGAATGGTAATATAACTAGGCCCACAGGTTGTGCAACCCTAGAATATATAAGTAAAAAACTTTTTTGCAACCCAGCGATATGGCCGATAACAGGCTGATCACCTGTTTATCCTACCCCCTAGAACTGGCCCGTAAAAGTTATGTCCTGAAGTATAGAATTACAACTATACTTGTGGGCCTTGTTGCCCACTTAGTACGAAAAAGGAGATTTTAATCATGGCTTTTAAACGTGCTGCAGGGTATAACAACTTACCTAATGGTAATTTTAGCCCTGTAATTTACTCTAAGCAGGTCCAGCTTGCGTTCCGCAAGGGTTCTGTTGCAGAGGATATTACCAATAATGATTATTTTGGTGATATTGCAAACTTTGGTGATACTGTCCGTATTATCAAGGAGCCTGAGATCACGGTCAAGTCTTATGCCCGTGGTACTCAAATCTCGCCACAAGACCTCGATGATGAAGATTTTCAGCTTGTCGTTGACCAAGCTAATTACTTCGCATTTAAGGTTGATGACATCGAAGAAGCACATTCACATGTGAACTTTCAGAACGTAGCGTCTGATCGTGCAGGCTATCGCCTCAAGGATCAGTATGACGCAGAAGTTCTAGGCTACCTCTCTGGTTTTGCTCAGGCTTCTATCAGCGCAGTTGCCAGTACCGCTAATACTACGGTTTCTGGTACCAAGGCTGTTTCGACTGCTGGTTCCGACGAACTGCTTTCTTCCATGCAGCTTAAGAAGGGTGACTTTGGTAACATTACCACCTCTTCGGCAGGCACGCACTCTATTCCCGTTACGGCTCGTTTGCCGGGGGCAAGTGCGCTTCCTACAGCTACTGCATCACCTAATATGGTTGTGGCAAGAATGGCTCGACTCTTGGACACGCAGTTTGTGGACAAGGATAATCGGTGGCTCGTTATTTCACCACACTTCATGGAAGTGCTGATGGATGAGGACTCCCGACTTCTCAATCAGGACTTTGGCGAGGCCGGTGGCCTTCGCAATGGTCTTGCACTAAATAATCTTTACGGCTTTAGGGTTTATGTTTCTAACAACCTTCCTGCTGTTGGCACTGGTCCAGGTACCTCTGGTACTGCGAATCAGAACTCCAACTATGGTGTGATTGTTGGTGGACATAATTCTGCTATTGCAACCGCAAGCCAGATCACTAAGACGGAAACGTATCGTGATCCTGATAGCTTTGCTGACATCGTGCGTGGTATGCACCTTTATGGTCGTAAGATTCTACGACCTGAAGCAATTGCCACAGCGAAATACAATATAGCATAGAGGAGGTATTACAATGGCAACTTTTGATATGACACTAAAATCAACCACTGGCGTAAGTGCCGACTCTATTGCAACTTTGCAAGCTACTCGTCGAGGAAGTGCTATGAGAATGGTCGATGCTATTCTCGACATCGACGCTCTTGCTGCAGATGGCTATAGTTGTACTAATGGTGATATTTTCCAGCTTCTAGAAATTCCTGCAAATACTTTTGTGTTGTTTGCTGGAGCGGAAGTTCTTAAAGCCTTTGATGGTAGTTCCCCAACAGTAGATATTGATTTTGCTGAAGGTGATGACATCATCGATGGTGGAGATGTTACCTCAACAGGTATTCTCGCTGAAGGAACAAACGGTCAGGCCAATGATGTTATTACTGGTGCTGACTCTTTGTGGGAATGTTTTGTAACCACTACCGACACGATTGATGTTAAGCTCATTGCTTCATCTGCTGACGTTACTGAAGGAAGGCTGCGAGTTTACGCATGTCTTGTTGATGTAAATGGTTATGCAGAAGAGGCGGATGAAGTTGATCGAGATCAGCTTGCGTAGTTAATGATGGTGGGAGGGGGTAATACCCCTCCCTCCCACTACATAATGTAAAAGAGGGCAAATGGCAAATTCATTTTTAACATACACAAATGACGTGCTCGTAAAGTTAAATGAGGTTAAATTAACTTCAACTGATTTTACGGATGATCGTGGTATTCAAACACAAGCAAAAAATGCTGTAAACCAAGCGATCCGCTACATTAACCAGCGAGAGTTTAATTGGCCGTTTAATCATGCTACTGCTAGTCAAACTTTAACCGCTGGCGTTGTAAGTTATGCTTTGCCATCAAATACTAAGCATGTAGATTACGCTACGGCACGAATTAGAAAAAGTGAAAGCTTAGGCAATGATGCTAGAGCGTTATCGTTTTTAGATTATCACGAATATTTAGAATTGCATATAAAGCAAGAAGATGATACTGTAACAACTACATTAAGTAGTGGTATTGATGATGATGACACTACTATATCTGTTGCTGATGCTTCATCGTTTGATTCAACAGGCACAATTATTATTAATACAGAAAATATAACGTATACTGGCACAACTTCAACATCGTTCACGGGAGCAACAAGAGGCGCAGAAAGCACAACTGCAGCCAGCCATTCAACCGGAGCTACTGTTGCTCAGATTGACGCAGGCGGAATCCCCACTCACATATTTAGAAAACCAGATAATACGTATGGACTTTGGCCTTTTCCGAATAAAGCATACACTTTATCTTTTGATTATTTCACGCACCCAAGTTCAGACTTATCTGCTCATGGAGACACAACAACGATTCCTGATAGATTTGGTCATGTAATTGTAGATGGAGCAGTTGCGTATGCTTATTTGTATAGGAGTGAAGTCCCGCTGTATGAGCGCAGTTTTGCGCTATTTCAGGAAGGCATAAAGAATATGCAAACCTTACTTATTAACCGGCATGATTACGTGCGATCTACTTATATTCCAAGATCAATCAGTTCTGTCTATACAAGTTCATCGTCATTTTAAATAGGAGAAAACTATGACACAGATACCACAAGGAAACAATATGTTCTGGGATGTACAGTCGGCAGTAACGGTTGGCTCGACAGCAGGCGGAACTAATGTTTCAAGTTATAATTTAGTAACGATGCATCTAGACGGTGAGATTTATGTAAACTTTGGCGCTTCCAGCACGGCTGCGGTAAGCACTGCTAACGATGTTAAGTTGGCTGCAGGGTTGCATTCTCTTACCGTACCAAAACAAGCAGGCAATTCACAATATTTGAATTACGCCAGAGTTGGTGGAACAGATGTAACGATGCGTCTCGTATTGGCTTAGGAGGACATTTGATGACTCTATTATCAGGGCTAATTCAACAAAATGTCGATAGGCATACAAGGGATCTTGTTACACTAACCGCAACTGCTTCTATTACTACAGCCGATCATGCAGGTAGAACCCTTCTTATGGGAGAGGTTGGCGGAGACGCTGCTGCTACCTTTACTCTGCCTGCTGCAACCGGCACAGGTAGTGTATTTAAATTTGTTGTTTCTGTTGTAAATACCTCAAATTATTTAATTAAAGTGGCTGACGCCACAGACACCATAGACGGTCAGATTGTAATTACTGATGCAGATGGGACGGATGCTGGTTCAATGGTAACGGCTGCTGCTTCGGATACAATTACACTTAATGGCACGACAACTGGTGGAGGAGCTATAGGTGATTATGTTGAGTTAATTGACATAGCATCTAATCAATATACCGTAAGCGGTATGGTGACATGTGCTGCAGGTTCTAATATTGCAACCATGTTTAGTGCTACTGTTTCTTAGTAGCGTCTTAAGTTTAACTTAAAGAAAGGAGTAGTACTATGTCTTGGAATGCACCAAAGATTACCGAAGTTTGTGTCGGTATGGAAATTAATTGCTACGCTTGTGCAGAACTTTAATTACTGCGAATCGTAGTTTCTAACAATTAACTATATGGAGAAGGGGTATATGGCACACTTACTATGTGTCATATATCCCTCCCATTTATAATTTAGCTAAGAAAGGAATAGATAATGGCTAGTTTTAAAATGACACAAGGGATTTCTCGTGTTCCTGAAGATGTCTTTGTTGAAGATGGCATGACAGTCACTTCAGGCGGTCTAACCGTAACGGCTGGTGGCCTAACGGTTACTGCGGGTACTACTACTCTTGGAGGATCATTTATCCGGGATTTGGTTACGCTAACTGCAACCGCAACACTGACAAATGCCGATCATGCAGGACGGATTCTGCTAATGGGCGAAGTTGGTGGTGATGCAGCGGCTACCTTTACGCTTCCTGCTGCAACGGGTTCTGGTGCAGAATTTCAATTTATTGTCTCAGTTGTTAATACATCCAACTATGTAATTAAGGTTGCTGATGCTACTGATACGATTGACGGTTCTGTTACTCTTCATCAAGATAGTGCCACTACAGTGGCTACGTTTAATACTGCCTCTGATTCGGATACCATTACGTTGAACGGTACTACGACAGGTGGTGTTTCTATTGGTGATGAAATTACTCTTATTGATATTGCTTCTAACCAGTATATGGTTAAGGGTATCCTAACTGCGAGTGGAACGGAAGCTACTCCATTTAGTGCCAGCGTTTCTTAATGGGTTAGGCGACTGCTATTACCTATACGAATAGTAGTCGTTGTGATTAGCAGGAAGGGCCTATGAAAAAATTAACGGATAAACAAAAAGAACTTTTAAAACTTCACCGTAAGCCCCATAAAAATAAACAGGGGAAAACGGTTCCAGGGCATACGGAAAAACATATGAAAGCAATGAAAGTTGCTATGGAAGAAGGTGTGTCTTTTGATAAAGCACACACGATTGCGTTAAAAATATTTGGCAAGTAGAAAGGATACCTTCAGGTGGCTGTAAGGTTAAAAAATGCTGGGGTATCGTTGACTGGGACAAGCTTAACTGCAGTCTACACTTGCCCAGCTAATTTTACCGCACGAGTTCGAGAGATCTTTATTACGAATGTTGATGGCAGTAATGCTGCCGACATTACACTTTCTTGGACTGATACATCAGCTAGTGCCACCTATTCGTTGTTAAGCACCCTTAGTGTTGCAGCGGATAATATTTATCGGATTGATAATGCAAACATTATGTTAGAGGCAGGGGATATTTTAAAAGCACAAGCTGGTGCTGCAAATGACCTTGTGGTTTCTGCATTTGTTGAAGAAGAAATTACCTTAGCGAGTTAGTAAAATATGCCTGATACTTCTGCAATATCTCCAGTTACAGTCTCTTTAGGTGGTGGGTTAATCTTAGATAAAGATGACTTTGCGATTCCACCGGGCGCTGCTGTAACTTTACAAAACTTTGAACCCAGCATCAATGGAGGATACAGGCGGCTATCTGGCTCCGCTAAGTTTGATAGCAATCAAGTAGACAGCACCAATCGGATTCTTGGTGTTAAGATTTTTAATGAAGGGGTACTTGCTGCTGCGGGTAATGTACTAAAATTTAGTACGGGTACAGGCTGGGGTTCTTCAATTGCTACTCGTACATCTGCTGGTCGGTATAAGTTTGATACGTTCAACTTCACGAATACAACTAAAGTTG